TTGATTGCATTGCGTGTCAAACCACTACTACTTGGTTCGTTGCAATACTTAAAAACAATAGCGCAGCTACTTACGAGAAGCATTGGTACGTCTGCCTTCATTGCTATGAGGAGGACAAATGGCAAACCGTAACAAGAACAAAGGAACTTACCACGAAAAGTGGTTCGTCGACTGGCTTACGAAAGCGAAGATCAAAGCGAAAAGGCAGCCCCTCTCAGGCAGCTTGGGAGGAGAGTATAGCGGCGACATCAAACTCGAACTCTTCGGACAAGAACTGGTGGGAGAAGTAAAATACAGGGATAAATCTAACTTCCCTAGCCCATTCACAGTATTAGATAGGCGAGACATTGCCTTCTATAAAAGACGGACAGGAAGTCCGCAAACTCTGGTCATCATGAGCGGTGATCAATTCCTTAAACTTATGGAGAACGCAAATGGAGAATCAAAACAAAATGATAAAAGCTCATCTTGAAAAAGGTAAGCGATTAACTTCACTAGAAGCATTAGATTTATTTGGCTGCTTTAGATTGTCAGCTAGAATATCTGAACTCAAAACTTCTGGCTATCATATAGAAAAAATTATGATCGAACTTCCAAGCGGTAAAAAAGTAGCGGAGTATTACAAGCCATGAAGAAACCTAAATCATTAGGCAATGCAGTAGCTAGCAGTGTGTGGGATGCACACATCAACAAAGCCACAAGCTCACCGCACTATGCCAGAGAATACAAGAAGTATACTTATGTACTAGATGAGTATGAAATTATAGCCAAGCGCATTAAGAATGGTGAGCCTGTTGGTGAGCCATACTTCAAGGGCGAGCAGCGAAAAAAACTGCTTGAACTTACTGATCTTACAGAAGCTGACCTTAAGAAATATCTTGAGTAAGCTGCAAGTATGCAGTAGTCTAACCCATATAATAAAAGGAGAACTCAATGGAACGTAAAGGTTTCATAGGCGGCAGCGACTGCGTAAAAATTATGAATGGCGACTGGCTTGAGCTATGGCAGATTAAGACTGGTCGCGTAGAGCCAGACGACTTGTTTCGCAATATTGCAGTACAACTCGGTAGATGCACTGAAGACTTCAATCTTGAATGGTTTGAGCATGAGCATGATTGCGTACTGTCTGGTCATCAAGAAGAGCTAGAAGATATGATCGGAACTGTACCAGCCAAGGGCATGATCGATGCTCGATGGGGATCTCGCATTGTCGAAGCCAAGCACACCAACCCATACAAATCTATAGATGATGTTATCGAATACTACATGCCGCAGATACAACTGTACTGCTACTTGTCAGATGCAGATGGCGCATACTTCTCAGTAATCTTTGGCAACAGTAAATGGGAATCAACCTATGTCTCGTACAACCACAAGTATTTCAATTCTATGTGGGCAGTGGTGTCAGACTTCTGGGGTTACGTTGTACGCAACGAAGAACCGATTGGTGTTCAAACGCCAGACATCTCCATTGACAAGATTGAGGTGGACAACATGGTCAAGCGAGATGCCAGCACAGACAACCAGTTCATCGACGCATCAATTACCTACATCAATGGATACGAACACAACCGCGTGTTCGAGAACGCAAAGAAAGATCTTAAACAAATGGTCGATAGTAACGAGCGAGAAGTTTACTGCGACCACCTTACAATCAAACGAGACAAGCGGGGATCACTTCGCATAACAAGGAGAACCAACAATGACTAATAACCTCGACATCTGGGACAAGCTGGCCTCTTCAGACCCCAAATATCTGAAGAAGGTCAGCTTCGGCAGCCGATCATTCACCGCCATCGACCCACAATACCAAGTCAGAAAGATGACTGAGCAGTTCGGGCCAGTCGGTGAGGGCTGGGGTTGGCACAACACAACAGAGATTGTGCCTGTAAGCAACGGAGACAGCGCTGTGCTAGCGCATGTTACTGTCTGGCATACATCGCCAGCAAATTCATTTGGCCCCTTCACAGGGTGCCGTAAGTTCTTTGATGCAGCTAAGGGTCGTATGGCTGAAGATGCACCAAAGATGGCTATCACTGATGGCCTAACCAAAGCACTGTCGCACATTGGCTGTGATGCTGACATCTTCTTAGGTAAGATGGATGGCAATAAGTACGATCAAGACAGTGGTAACAAGAGCAGTGGCTGGTAGCCACACAACACAGGAGCCAGAAGCATGGCAGAATATGACGACACAAACAGAGGCGCAGCCTTTACACCATTCCCAACACAGCAAATGATTTTGCAAGGCAAGGTCAACGTTGAAGGCGTGGATTCAAAAGTAGTTCTTGTCAAAGACCAGACCAAAGATGGCCGTGGTATCGTTGAGGTCTATCAAAAGATGGCCGTAATGTTTGATAATGACAAGAAGGGCAATGATGCAGCACCCGATTACTCTGGCCCCGTTGGTGAAGACAAGCGGATTGCTGGGTGGAGACGCATCAAAGATGGTAAACCATATATGTCTTTTCAGATAAGCGACAAACAACAAGGTCAACAATCTGCATCTTCGTCCTTGCCAGAAGATAGCATTCCGTTCTAAGCTAAGCTTAGTTCTCCAGAGGGACGTCCTGCCCTCCTCACAACTGCCCCGCTTAATTAGGTTTCGCACTGTTTAAGTGGGGCTTTTTTTTACCCAAAGGAAACAGCATGGAAACATGGGAAGAAATGACGCAACGTCACAAACGAGAAAAACTACAGCTAGTAAAAACACTGGCGCAATCTCGCTGCACTCAAACACAGGCAGCAAAAATACTTGACGTAAAACTATCTGGCCTAAATAATTTCATTCATCGCAACAACATATTCTGGCCTGTCGTAGAGCAAGGGAGAAGGCAATGAAGATACACCGCGCACATGAAGTAGAATTAGACTTCCTCAAGCGCAGAGTTGATACGCTAATCGATGAAGAAAACAGAACTGATCCACACCCAAATGTAAAACAAGATCTATGGGCAGCACGTTCTGAGTTAAATCAATTTGTAAACAAACTAAGAAAAGAAGGCTATCACATATGAATGAGAAACTACTAGCCGCAATGCTTGAAGACGCAAAGCAGGTAAATAAAAGAGCTAAAGAAAGAGATGGTCAAAGCCGATTCTTAAAACAAAACTTACCTGTTGATTACAACATGGGCGGTAGAGATGGTAGACCAGAAACAAAAGAAATAATCAGGCTAGCCTTAGAGGGCAAGAGTAAAGACTCTATATGCAGACGCATGTCTTTCTTAGGATACAGTCGTGATAAAACTTTAAAAACTTTATCTCGTCACTCAGATAAGCTCGCTCATTTAAAGCATTAACTCAAAGTGAGGGCCATCAATGAATGGCCTTCGGCCTTGCTCTCTGCGTCTGTCAACGTAAGCATTCATAGCATCTTCCATTGTACCTTCCCACTTACGAATGTCAGGTACATGCCAAGCTGCTCCCCAGCGCACAGCCACACCAGCAGCATTAGCACCTTCCTTCATAGCGTCAGCCAAATCGTCATACAGATTAAGCTCCCAAGAACCACGGCCCTCAATGTAAGCCATCAGATCAACAGCCAACCCATCTAAATGTTTTGACTTCATGGTCTGACTAGCGCCCTTAGCTACTAATGCTTTCTGCATTTCTAAAGTACGCATGCCTTGAATAACTCCGAAGTCTGTCTTTGTTGCAGTGATTGCAAACTTAACCACAGAAATCATACGTTCATCTATGCCCTGCATTCTATCAAGGCTGCGTTGTGATAGTTTGAAAGTCATTTCTTTAATCCTTTCATAGTGCGGATTCCAAAGCTTGCAGCTATTGAAGCATACATTCCCCATTGTACCCACATTGGGCAATTAGATAAATTATCAAAACCAACACGCATTGCATCTTGCCAACTTGGTATAAAATTAGCGCAAAGAATAGCTACAAAAACTATAGTCCATAGCTCATCTTTCCAAGAATCCTTTGATGCTTCTATTGCTGACTGCTCCCAGTCCATCTCACCAGTAGCTTGCTTGAGTTTGATCTCAGCATTGGCCTTCTGGACCGCAGTCTTACCGTCTATGTAACTACTAGCCAGACCACCTAACGCGCCTACAATCTGACCAATCATTTCTCATGCCCTACCCATACTGCGAAAGCACCTGTAAGAGCGCCTGTAACGGTCGCTGTGAGCGCGGTAGCCTGTGTGCTTACCACATCCTGCGGCAAAGACATAAACCATTCTATAACGCGTATATACATGATGGTCATAACCAACATCATAAGGCGAGGCATAAGCTTCCATGCCAATATCTTTTCCATAGCTATAGTCATCTGATACCTTTCAAAAATTCAGTAAAGAAATACAAAGCAACAACACCACCAATAGCTAACGAAGCAGTAATGCCCCAAGTAATATATTTAATTGTAGCTGCTATTTGCTTTTGTCTTTCTTCAGCTTCTTTCTTTCGTTGAACGCGCATCTTAGCCTCAAAAGCTAAGAATGAATCCCAAGTGCCGGGCTTGCCATACAAGCGGCAAATAGATTCTAGTTCTTTTCTTTGCTCTTGTATCTGTTGCAAAGCAATGAACTCATCAAAGTCATCAGCAGACTTGCCCATAACTTTAGAAAACAAACCATTCTTTTTGCGGTTGCCTCTAGCTTTTAACTCTTCTTCAGAGCTTACAAGATTTTTAAGAGGTGCCAGAAAATCCGACACCTCCTTGCCATTAGAGACAAACTTCTTAATTGTGCTGTAAGCAGCGTTAGCTGCTGCTAATTCAGCAAGCATGGTTTATCCCATCATATTAATGCGAAGAAGCAGAGCTATGATGAAAGCAGAGGCACCGATAACAATCGCTTCTAAACGCTTTACGCGGTTAAAAAGATCTTTGAATTGAATATCCATCTCGGTTTTAATAGCCACGATTTCCTTCTCCAATCCATCAATGCGCGTATGCGCTGATTGTACGGTGCGCTTATCCATTACTCTAATTCTTTCTTTAACTTAGCCATGAAATACTCACGACCACCTTGCAGTTGTATTAAGTTAAACTGAGCGCTTGCCATCTTTTGATCTAAAGAACCTATATGATTTATACAGGCTTTTGCTTCATCGCTCAGTTGATCTTCAGTGTATTCTACTTCGTCAATCGTAATGACCTTTTGTTCTTCAGCCACGTTGATCTCCTTTCAGGTTATGTCTACCACGGAACCCCGCTTGCAGACGTTGGATTAACTATTGCAGCAATC